GTCAACTCAGAGCGACGAGGCCCCTGCAGGCGTGTTCAAACAGAAGCTGGACTATGCCCGCGGAGTCCGTGACGGGAAGATAGACGATAATAAATTTCTCCCCGTGATCTATGAATTCCCCGACTCTATCCTGAAAGAAAAAAAGCACCTTGACCCGAAATACTTTTACGTCACCAACCCGAACCTGGGAGCGTCCGTTGACGAAGAGTTCATTCTCCGGGAGTTCAAAAAGGCGGAAAACGACGGCGATGTTTCCATGCAGGGATTTCTGGCGAAGCACCTCAATGTAGAAATGGGGCTTTCTCTTCGATCGCAGCGATGGGCCGGCGCTGACTTCTGGGAGGAAGCGGCCGGGATCGTCTCTCTTGACCTGATCCTTGAAAAGTCGGACGTGGTAGTCGTCGGCATTGACGGCGGCGGCCTTGATGACCTCCTGGGTCTCTCAGTCCTCGGGCGCGACGCCGAAAACGGGAATTGGCTTCTCTGGACCCGGGCATGGTGTAACCCCATTGCCCTGGAGCGACGGAAATCCGAGGCGGCCCGGTATCGTGACTTTGAGCGCGACGGGGATCTGATCATCGTTTCCGAGATCGGCCAGGACATCAAACAGGCGGGCGATATCGTCAGGCGATGTGAAAAGGCCGGCCTGCTTGACCGGATCGGCGTGGATCAGGTCGGGATCGGCGCCATTGTCGATGAACTTGAGGCCGGAGACGAAAAGGGGGAATGCGCGATCGAGCATGAACGGATAGTCGGAATCCCCCAGGGATGGCGTCTCTCCGGAGCCATCAAGACCACGGAGCGCAAGGTTGCCGAGAAGACCCTGATTCACGGCGGGCAGCCGCTTATGGCCTGGTGTGTCGGGAACGCCAGGGTGGAACCGAAAGGCAACGCGATCCTGATCACAAAGCAGGCAAGCGGAACCGGGAAGATAGACCCCTTGATGGCGGGATTCTCGGCGGTTGCATTGATGGCGATGAACCCAGAGGCAAAAGGCGGAAGGTCAAGCTACGAAGGCAAATCAAAAGAAGAAATCATGAAGCAGATGGCGTTCTGAGGAGGGGTCTATGCTGTACATCATCAACGGACTAATCGGAGTAGCATTAAGTTTGATATTGCAAGAATTTGGCGTTGGGATATCAAGCCCGCTGTTTTGGTATGTGATGGCAGCCTATTTTCTTTTGATATTCATCAATACCGCATTTCACAAATAGGAGATCCCATGACTGACATCCTGACCGGCTGGAAAGAGATATCTTCATACCTTAAGGTTAGCGAAAAGACGGCCCTTCGATATCATAAACACAAGGGACTTCCCGTTAAAAGAGATCCCGCTGGACATCCGGTCATAAAGAAGAAAATCGCCGACGAATGGCGGTTAAAACCGCAAGCAGCTTAAAATGTCCGCTTTTGTCCCTATTTTGTCCCTATTTTGTCATCTACCATTTTTCCTAACTCCCTGAAAAAATAATCCCTAACTCATCTCCCTCCTTTCATGGCCTCGCCCCCTCGCGAAGGGCGGGGCCGGAACTTAAACCCGTAAGGGTGAAAATAGAAACCCCGTCGCTCCTTGTGAGCCGAGGCAAGCCGCCATCGGCATATCGAGGCGGGATAAAGCCCGTCAAAACAAGAATGGCGGCTTAGAATTTTTCCCGAAAGGGCAGACATATTGATCGGAAAAATTAAATCGTTCTTTGCATCCCTGGCAAGTGCCGTCAAGAAGGCAATCGATGTCAGGGATGTTTTTGTGTTCGGCGGCCTCGTATCGCTCAGTTATGGCCTGTGGTCCTTCATTCCGTGGGTCGGCTGGTCGGTCAGCGGCGCGGTGATGATGGCCCTTGGCCTTGGTTGGCTTTTTCGGAGACCAGATAAATGAGCATCATCGGAAATATGGAAAAGCGCATGGCATCGGAAACAGGCGGATTGTCAGATAGTTGGTACACTCCAGGTGGCTTTTTTTATGGGGGGGCAGGCCAGAAGACAAAGGCCGGATCTTCCGTTTCCGAAATGAACGCCATGCGTCTCGCCGTCGTCTGGTGCTGTGTGAAAATCCTTTCCGAGGATTCTGCTTCTCTTCCACTGCATCTTTACCGGAGATTGAAAGGTGGAGGGAAGGAGCGGGCAATAGATCACCCGCTTTATTCCCTGCTGCATGACTCGCCGAACCCTGAAATGACCGCCATGTCGTTTCGGGAAACCTACAAGTCACACCTGCTTTCCTGGGGGAACGCCTACGCTGAAAAAGAATTCGGCAAGGGGTCAATCGGAAGCTCCCGCGTGGTTGCCCTCTGGCCGATTACGCCTAATCGGGTGACGGTCAAGCGAAACAAGGGTGAAGAAAAAAAGATTCCACTTCGGGAAGTTTACTATCGCGTGAGCATGGCCGGGACAGGGCTCCCGGACGTCGTTTTGCCGCGCCGAAACGTCTTACACGCGCCCGGCCTTTCCTACGATGGCCTTACAGGATATTCCCCCATCGCCGCGGCGCGTGAAGCAATCGGACTCGGCATGTCGCTTGAAGAGTTCGGGGAACATTATTTCGGGCAGGGCCTGCATCCAGGCGTCGTTGTTTCTCATCCGGGGAAACTCGCGGCGCAAACCCGCAGCAACATGAGCGACGCATTGAACGAGACTTACGGTGGCCTTGGAAAATCTCATCGTCTCATGCTTCTCGAAGAAGGACTGAAAATCGAAAAGGTCGGCATCCCGAACAATGACGCTCAATTTTTGGAAAGCAGATCATTTCAAAACATTGATATCGGTTCCCGGATTTATCGCCTTCCGCCTCAAATGTACGGCGAATACGACAAGGCTTCAACTTACGCCAGCGCCGAGCAATTTTCGCTTGATTACGTGGTTAAGACACTTCGCCCGTGGCTCGTAAGGATGGAGCAGGCTTTCAATATGCAACTTCTCTCTCTGCAAGAACGCGGAGAGTATTTTTTTGAACACCTGATTGACGGCCTCATGCGTGGCGACTCGGCGGCAAGAGCTTCATTTTATGCGAGTCTTTTCCCGCTGGGCGGAATTACACCAAATCAAATTTGCGAAATTGAAAACTGGAACCCCATCGGGCCGGAAGGCGACAAAAGATTTGTTCCCCTGAACATGATCCCGCTTGTCGAGGCCGGAAAACAGCAGGAGACTCCAAGGCAGCAAAATAACCGCTCAATTTACCGCTCCCGGATTGAAAGCGCCTACTCTCGCCTTTTCACGGATGCCGTTGGCCGCGTGACCCGCAAAGAGGCGCAGCGCGTGAACTGGATCAGGAAAAATCAGTCGAGTAACGGCGCGATGACGGAATTCTATCGGGAATTCCCTGAATACATCAAAAAACAGGCATTTCCGGTGTTTTTGAGCTTCGCGGAGGCCCTTACAGGCATGGAAACAGAGCTAAACGGCCTAAAATATGATGATTTTAAGGCGGAAATTCAGCGATTTATTGACATTTTCTGCTCGAATTTTGCCTCCGATTACGTCGAGACTTCGCAAAATCTCGAACCCCAAAATGGCGAATGGACCGAGCGAGAAGCCGCCCCTATCGCGGAAATCCAGACAAAGAGGCTCTCGGAAGCCTTTATCGAGCACTTGCAGGCATTGACGGGGGTTAAGCAGTGAAAAAGAACTACGAAAAGGCCGTTCCTCCGAAGAAATACGAGACGCGGGAAGACGAAAAAAAGAAGGTGACGAAAGATGAAGGAAAAAAGAAAGGCAAGTGAGATCCGGTCCATCGAAACCGATGACGGAAAACTCCGGAAGATCGTTGGTTATGCCGCCGTTTTTGAAAAGCCCTCCGAGGATATGGGATTCATTGAGTACGTTCGCAAGGGTGCTTTTAAAAAAGCCCTAAAGCGATCCGACGCCCGCGCCCTTTTCAATCACGACACGGACACCCTCCCCCTTGGCCGGCAAAGCGCCGGAACGCTCAAACTAAAAGAGGATGACACGGGGCTCTATTATGAAATCACCCCGCCGGATACCCAGGGAGCCCGGGACCTCATGACCTCGATTGATCGAGGTGACATCAAAGAGGCCTCTTATG